GCTAGGTTAGATGTTTCAAATACTGGAACACCTGCAAGCATACCCACATATCCTGTAGCAAGAACTTCATTCTGTGCCATACCAGCATTTGGGTTTGCGTATGTGTTTGTTAAGTTTGCCTTGAGGTCATAAGCGATTGCTGGGTGTAATACAACAGCCATGTCATCACTTGGAACACCAAGACTCTTAAGTTTCTGAACACCGTTGAAAATATCAGCGGCTGTAATTGCTGTTGAAGTTGATGTAACATTACCAACAACACTGGTTGTGAAACCTGTGAAGAGTGCTGTTAAATCTGTATCGATCTTACGAGCGATACCTTCACCAAATAAACGACCAACATCACTAACAACATCACTTGCACTTGAGATGCGAGCAAGGTCAGTAACTGTGGTCATCATACCAACTTCACTAACTGTTAGTGTAGCACCGCCTGTTGAAATAACGTTAGCAGTAATATCACCACCTTCACTTAATGAGTAGGCAGTTGCCTGTGGGTATGATGGAACAACAACACTCTTACCTGACTGAGGTGCGATGTTGTAAACTTTAACGAGGTTACGCATGATTGATCGCTCAGATGCCTGGAAGACAGCCTCAGCAACCATTTGAGGTAACAAATCGTTTAAACTAGTAGTTGTAGAACTCATTGTTTTAATCCTTTAATTTTTAAAATTACATTCCACGAGCCTTACGATACTCTTTGTATCTGGCTCTGTCTTCTGGATTACTCATGTTTAACTTTGAGACATCCAGGTCTAATATGCTTTTCGCTTGAGCACTAAGGCTACTACGACTATTGGTAGTAGCAGGAGTTGGTGAGACAAAGTGCGGATTCGAATCTAGGAACTCGCGCACTAATTCATCAACACCATAGGGATTACCATTATCTTGATAACGGACTGATCCTTGGGTATCAATGACCTCTACATCTCCTTCATCGTTTAAACGTAGATTGTTCTTTAACAAACTCTTGACCTGTTCGGCATTGATAGCACGATAACGGGCCGCGGCTGAAGTTAAAGGCATATCTACCTTATATTCTTTGATCATAGCGTCTCGTTTTGCGATTTCACTATCTTTTTTGGCAACGATCTCTTGTAGAGTTTTTTCAAACTCACCACGTTTTAATTGATTATCCTGCCTACGCTTTTCGCTGTCGGCTTTCAATTGACGCAGTTCTTCTGGATCTCCAAGGTCTTCATACGGTTTCAAGATTTTCTTTGTGATACTACCACGCATTCGCGCCATCATATCATCAACCTCTTTCTGTGTATAAGTCCTGGTCTCTATTGCCTCTGCCTGATTTTCAGTTTCGTTTAGGTCTAAAGCATCAGTTGCTGTTTCACCTGTAACCAATGTATTGTCTGACATTGTTGCATCGCCTCCTTAGTGAGTAATTTAATATTTATGTCCTGATTAGCGTCCAGGACGTGGACGTGGTTTCTTTGGTTTTCCGTAAGCCATCATCTGCTCCTTTTATTACGGCTCTGACTGGCTCTGATAGCCTGTGCCTGTCTTACTGCTCCTGCTCTAGTAGGATAGACCTTACCAGTCTGGCCATATCTATATCCGCCTTTAACTTTCATTATTGGCATTGGTATATTCCTGTTCTTCAGACATTGTTTCTGAATGATTGCAATCACACTTATGTTCGTGTGTATATCCTTGTGCAGTTAAACTGGTATGTTCTGCTTCTGTTCTTGCAATTACTGCTTCTCCTGTAGGACTATACATAATATGTGCAGGATAGTCCATGATATTTGATCGTTCATCTTCATCAAGATCTAACCAATGCATAATACGCATATCGATGGCAGCCTTGACTTGACTATCAACAGGATCAGTTGATGCCGCAATCTGTAATTGTCTAATTTCTTTTTCTGTATCTCTAATGTTGAATGAATCAGGATAATCAATACTACCAGTCCAGGTAGTGCCCTGATAATCACACCATATACGCCACATTTGTTCTTCGGCTAATTCAAAGTTGTCAGCCATCTCTGATAGTTTGGCTTCAAGAAGACTGAATTCAGTTTCCATGGCCACACCAGATAAACTACGACTTTCTGTAGCACGAACAGCACCAGTATTAGCCATCTTATCAATAGCATCAATACTCTGTTGAATACCACGATAGATAGCATCAATGTTAGCACCTGATGTTTCTAATAGATATGGTTTTAATCCTGCGTCTAGCGTTTCTGGCATATGAATAAGTGCGCCTGCACCTGTGCCAATGTTGACATCAGGTGTGGTGACCATTGAAGGATGACTGTCTAGTCTAATACTCTGTGCGATCTCACTGGTGCAGTTGTAGATAAACTTCTGCATATCTGCAATGTCTGCAATATTACTAACACCAATGGCTCTATGAATACTTCTATTGGCATAGGCAGTAATAACTGGCACATAACCCAACTGGTTTGGCTCTTCCATACTGGCAATTTCTTTGCCTGTGCGTGTGTCATGTGTCCAAGTATAGATTATGTCGTTGGTCCATAGTTTAACTGTTCTGATTTCATCATTGAAGTCTTCAATATATTTGAAAGCATCAAGAGCATAACGTCCTGATGGTAGTCTTTCATAACTCCAATCCAATACCACAAGAGGTGTCAACACTGACACATAGGGTCTAATGCTGTTAGCCACTTCGTCAGCACGAGTTACCGCATTAATGTTAGGTTTGGTTAATAGGATAAAACTATGACCAAACACATTTGACCAAGTTGATACTTCCTTCATGAACGCATTGAGACTGCGTCCTTCAAGGTCAGCATCTTTAAGGAAGTCTTCTAATTCTGGACTACCCGCCAGTGTGCCATACTCTCTCTCAGGTTCTTGTCTGAATAGGAAACTGTTATATACGGATACGACACTTCGTGTATGGTTATCCAGTGGAGTTTCTTTGATACGAGCACGATATTCTGCATCTGTTTCTAATTGGTAGCGTGTAAGGTGATTACCATCTTGCCATTCTGTGCCGCCAAGATAGGCTTCAAGATAGAATCTCCAGCGTCTTTTATAGTCTATATAGAGTTGATTAGTGCTACCAACACTATCAATGTCTTGGTTTAAACTTCTTATTATGGTCATCTTAATATCCTTGCTTGTGTTCTACCTGCTTCAATGCTATGGCCCCAACGCTGTGGTAATGCCGTAGTGTCATATTCTCTTGTTACTGGGAAGAGAAAGTCTACGCAATAACGAAGAGCATCACTCATATGATCGTAGCCTGATTCTTTGTCTGGCTGGCTAGTGCCAGGTTTATATGTGTGCTTTTCCAGCGACTCTATTAATCTACGGCATCTTGGGTCAACAAATAAGGTTCGTTCGCCAAGACTATTACATAATTTACTATTTACCGCATTTATACCATCCCTTACAGGGTTGTGTTTTGTAGGACACTTAACTATGAATCCTGCGTTTTGTAGTATGGTGAGGTCAGTAGTGCCGCCTGCTGATGTCTTACGCTGTCTTGCCGCAGGGTCGGGGAAGACCCAGACTTTGTTGTTTGGGTAGCGTGTATGTATTTCTTCCACTGCCTCTTGGGTATTACTAGAATACATAACGATTTCATCAATGGCGTGTAGGACATTGTCTTTCCTTGCGAAAACAACCATGGTCATTGGATCTATGTTGAAATCCATTCCAATATAGATATTAGAAGGCACCGCCTCCTCCCATGATTTAACATTTAATCCTCTGTCGTAACTATACCATACTCTATTAGATAGATCCTCCCAAGAGGCTTCATACTCTTGTCTAAAGGTGCGCTCATCTAGTTCGTGACGTGCGGCTTCTATCTCTTCTGGGGCAACATTGCCTCCCTGTAGAGTTGTATAACTAAAACTTTCCCATTGATGTTCGTTAACATCTTCGCCTCGCTGATATAGGTCGTAGGCCCAGTTCTTTCCTATAGGTGTTGTGATGAATAGTGCGGACCCATTACGGTCAGACAGCGTAGGTCTGAGAACTGTGGTCCAGGCACGCTCATCAATAAAGGCAAACTCATCCATAATTAGAAAGTCCAAACCAATACCTCTTAGGTTTTCGAAATTGTCTGCGCCTCTAAGTGAGATACGACTATTGTTTTTGAGATGTATGGTTAAATCACTTTCGTTAGTCTTATGGACCCAGTTCATATCTATAAGACGACCTTTAATTTCGTCCCACATAATAGTTCTTGCCATGCGATATGTGGGTGTTACATAATATGCGTGTTTATTAGGCTGACGGCAAAAGCGTGCCAATTCACGCATTGCCAAGTAAGTTTTACCAAAACGTCGACCAGCACATAGAACACGGAATCGTGCTCCACTATCTGTTACTGCTCTTTGTCCTAGGTTTAATGGCATTAAAGTCTTCTCAACACTGACACTATCTGTGGGTCAGGTCTTTCTTCTACTAATTCAAACAAACCTTCTGCTAGGATGTCTTGATAGATTTCCCAACAACCTGGAATATGACCCCGCTTGCACATATCATGTAGTGCAAGGTATCCACCAGGCTTAATCTTGTTCTTTACAAGTTCATATCCATCACGCTGTGCCTGTGGCCAGTCCATGTCAAGAAAAGCATAATGTAAGTCTTTAATAAAACTAACATCTGTAGTATCAGTAACTAGGCCTTTGACTAGAACAACATTGTCATAGCCTAATTCATCAAGTTCTGCTTGTATGTGTTGATCAGTATATCTATCACCATAACGATCTTTAAGGTTATACCAATGTTCCATACATACGGCCGCCATACTAGCCCGACCACCTGCACGTTGACTGGCTTCACAACGTGACAGCATTTCTTCTACAGGATGTCCTGCATAGGTGTCAAACCCCCAAATAGTGTCTGCACGATTGCCCCATATACGACGCATATTGGCAAGTCCACCGCCATAGGCAACGCCCATCTCACAACCACGTAACTGACTGTCTGGAAACTCCTCAAGCAGTTGTTCTTGATACTTTCGTGTAATTAGGTGCGCACCATTGTTTACGTTTAATTCTATATCTAATATCTTCATATCTTGTCTCCTTTAATCATCGGTCCAGGGAAGGATTTGATCTGATTCACTATTGACCGGACTATCACTTTGTCCTAACATATTCTTACCAAGCCAGATCAGCATTGAGCAGTTGCCATTAAGTGCTAACTTTATCTGTGCTTGTCTTAATCTCTGTTTGGTCTGTTCCTGACCTTTTTGCCAGTATTCATAGAAGTTGTATTTCATTGTTTCTTCAGGCACACCAAACCACACGGCTATTTCACGCATGGTGCATCCTAGTGTGCTGAGAAAGAATACTTCATCGGGTGGCACAACCTTCTTGTTATTGCCTCGACCCACTATTAGGCCTTCCTTTGTGACCGTTCCCCACCGGGGGTTCTGTCTAGGTTTGAATTGCCATTTTTCTTTCTCCTGTTGTTCTGGTGCTTCAGAAACGATTTCTTGTTCGTCAGGAGAAGTTTCGGGGGTTTGTGTTGTGTCCATGTTGGTATTTACTCTGTATACCATCCATTATCTACATATACATTTAGAACATCATCAAAATAACGTTCATAAAGTGGTGCTATGTTCTCAAGACTGAATGATTCACCATAGGCTCTACAGACTTCTGGCTTTAGGCTTCGTCTCTTCTTGATTGCCTCTACAAAGTCACGATGTGTTCTACAACGATAACCAGTTAGTCCTGCTTTATTGAATTCAGCAAAGGCGGCCCAATCGGGTGATATAACCGGAGTGCCACTTAGCCAGGCTTCTACTTGAACACCGCCAAAGGGTTCCGCATAGCGTGAGCCTATGATTAAGGCTGATGCACGAGCCATTAGGCCACGGCGCAGTTCGGTGTCAGCATAGCCAACTTCTACAACATTGTAAGGTGTTTCCTTATAGCCCATGTCTTTGAGTGTGCCTTGTCCGGCTACCAATAGTCTAACACCCGCATCCTGTGCGGCACGAATGGCAATATCAACACCTTTGTTCCAACCTATTCTACCTAAATATAAGATGAAGTCATCTTTGCGAACACTATAGGTAAAGTCATCTAGGTCAAAGTAGTTGGGTATGACCACATGATACCAGTCTTGATTGCAGTGATTGACCGCATCAATCCCACCCATGGCATTTCTAATCGTATGACTTTCATATATGCGCCATCTTGCCCAGGCCCCGCCATAACCTATGCCAGGTTCAATGGCTATAAGGTCAGGCAGGGCGTCAGCAATGGGTTTCACACCCCAACCCCAGAAACAAAGTAGGAAATCATTAGGTTGTTTACGCTTCTCTATCTCTTTTATGGCTGTGGCGTGAAAGTGGCTATG